ATGTTTTCGGTGGTGCGGGTGATCTTGCCGTCGATTTCGGTCGTGGTGTCCGAGACGGACTTGACCACTTCGGCAGCAGCTTCCTTCGTGGCCTTGCTGGCTTTCTTGGCTCCGCTGGCGATGGCCGGGTAAGGATTCGCAGCTGTCTGGCTCCCGGCGCGGCTGCTGCCGTTGCCGGAGCTGCTTGTGCCCTTCGGCACCCATCCGTTGTCATCGTCCCATTCGAGGTCTTTGTGGGAGTTGTCCCACTGCTTTGCGCTCTTGCGCTGATTATAGTTGTTGATGGCGTTGTTGTAGGCGGTGTTATAAGCATCCGCCGCAGCACCGATGCCGTTCTTCAGGTTGGCCAGTGCTGCCGCTGCTCCTTCAATTTTTGCAACCAGATCATTGATCCAGTCCACCACCGTGCCGATGGCGCTCTGGGCAATGTTTTTGACCGTGCTGAATGCGGAGTTTACTGTGTTGCGGAAGGTCTCACTGGTCTTGTAGGCCGTCACAAGGCCGGTTGCCAGAGCCGCCAGTGCGGACACAAGCAGGGCCACCGGGTTCGCGGAGATCACCGCATTCAAAGCGGCCTGTGCCAGCGCCAGACCGGTGGCTCCCGCCTCAGCGGCAGCGTTGGCTGCGGTCATGGCCGTGGTGGCAACGGTGTGCGCGACCTCGGCAGCCGTGGCAAGCGCCACATACCCCTTGTAAGCCAGGAACGCCGCGCCCGCCGCCGCGACCACCGACGTAGCAATGCCGATGGTGTCCTTGAGCTGGGCCATCTTCTCGTCGCTGTCAAGGAAGGAGGTGACCACCTCGTTGAGCTTCACCACAAGGTCGCCCAGCGCCGCAAAAAGCCCGCTGGTCAGCTCGCCAGTCAGGGCGGCCACGTTATCCTTCAGGGTGGACATGCGGCCGCTGAAGGTCTGGCTGGCTTCCAGCATGCCGTTGTAAAATTGCCCGCCCTCACTGGTGGCGGCCTGCACTGCATACTGCAGCTCTTCAAAGCTGACCCTGCCGTCCGAGATGCGCTTGTACAGGTCGGACATGCTCTCGCCGGTGGCGTCACAGATCTGGTTCAGCGGGTTAAAGCCCGCGTCGATCATCATGTTGACGTTTTCCAGCGTGACCTTCTTGGCACTGGACATCTTGCCATAGGCACGCACCAGCGTCTGCAGCTTGTCCGCGTTGCCAAGGGAGATATCGCCCAGCTGCTTCAGCACGCCGGTGGTGTCATCGGCGGCAATGCCGAACTGTAAAAGGGTCTGGGTGCCCTCGGTCAGGTCGGACAGGGCAAAAGGCGTGGATGCCGCCATCTTGCGCAGCTCGGAAAGCTTGGCAGCGGCCAGTTCCTCGTTGCCCAGCATGACCTTGAAGTTGGTCAGGTAGCTTTCCATGCTGGCGTTGTAGTCCACGCCGCTCTGGACCACTTTGCCCAGTTCGGATGCGGCCTTTTTTGCAAAGTCCGCGATCATGTTTCCGGCGGCAACGGTCCATTTGCTGGTGCTCTTTTCCGCCGGGTCGCTGTTGAGCCTTACCTCACCGGTGATGCTGAAATCTGCCACTTGTGTCCACCTCTCATTCCGAGCGCGGGCACAAGGGCACAGGCTTTACAGTTTGATCTCTACCTCCCGTTTGCAGGAGGGATTTTTGCATTTGACCCACACGCCGGATGCCGTGGCCGTGCGCACCGCCCACACGGGAAGGGGCCTGCCGCAGTAGGGGCAGGGCACCGGCACCCGCTCAGTGCCGGAAGCGGGCCAGGAATGCCGCGTCGTGTTCGGCAACGGTCTGGGCAACGGCGGCACCCCCTCTCAAAGATGCAGGCAGGGCAAAGCGCTCCTTCAGCGCGGCGTAATGCTCCCGCATGCTGCCCTCGTAGTCGGCCAGGTCCAGCGTGCGCCAGTTTATGATCTTGGCCATGAGGGTATCTTCCGGCAGGGCGGCAAACAGCGCCCGGAACCGGAACCAGTGCAGTTTTGCGGTGGTCAGGTCGATGCCGTAGGCCTGCTGGAAGGCTGCCACGATGTAGGACGCGTCACACCGGTAGTCGAACGCCGGGCCGGTGTCGGGCCTACTGGCAGGCTTTGCCGCTGCTGGCTCTGCGGCCTGTTCTCCGGCGCAGTAAAACTCGATGAGCCAGCTGTATTTTTCCTGCAAGTCGGAGGGCGAAAAACGCTCGGTGTAGAACTGCCCACACAGCTGCAGGGCAAAGGCCACCGGGTCAGCCTCGACCTCTCCATGGCTGTAGGCAGCGGACAGCCGCACCATGTGCCGGAAGTCCGGGTCAATGCGCCTGCCGTGCCATACGGTGGGCAGGGCGTCCGTCAGCAGGTCAGTCATCCAGCGCCGCCAGCTCTGCCAGCAGGGCCTTGCGGCGGGCGGCCTTGTCCACCCGCTCCACCATCCGGGCGGCGGGCGGCTGTGCCGGGAAGCTCACAGGCTGCTGGCTGACGATACGCCCCGCCGTCTGGGTGCGCTGCTGCGCTTTTGCCGCTGCCCGGCGCTGCTTCCGGTTCATGGGCTGGGGCTTGGGGATGCGGCTGGTATAGCGCTGCTTTTCGGCCATACAGGCCTCGTTGATGGCGTCCAGCACGTCATAGATGGGCGCTGCATCGTTTTCATCCAGACCCAGCCGGGCAGAGGCGCCCGCGCCAAGGATCTCGTCAATGCAGGCCATCACGAGACGCGCCTGTGCACGCATATGGTCGCCCAGACGCACGCCGCCGCGGTTGAAGCGTTCCTCTTCGGCCCGGCCCGCCTGCTGCATCCGCTCGTTGGCATCCTCGAAGCGGTCCATATCGTTGGCGTTCAGCACGGAAAAGTTGAATTCCTGTCCACAAATAACCATTTTCTGGCTCCTTTCGTTGGGCCGTGCCCCGGTGCTGCCCCGGGGAGAACTGTTTCACGGCATGAAAAATCCCCGTTCCGGGCGGAGCGGGGAAAGATGCGGGGAAGATCAGCCTGCGGCTGCAGTGATGTAGTTGAACTCCGCAGGGATGCCGATGCCCTTGACGTCGCAGGCAAAGGTGGCCGGGGAACCGGCTGCACCGCCCACGTCGCTGGTGACAACCAGCGAACAGCTGCCCTTCTCGCCCTTGCCGGTGCGCAGGCTGAAGTAGATGTATGGCACGATGACATCGCTGCCGATGCCGAACACGATCTTGCGGGACAGCAGGAAATCCTGAAACGCATCACCGACGCAGCGGTTGCCGTTGACCGACAGGGTGCGCTGCACAGCGCTCTTGGTGTCGGTGGGGCCGGTGCGGATGAAGGTGTCGGAGGTCGTGGACGCATTCAGCGCACCGCTGTGCTCCTTGACGTGGTCGGCGCAGACCACCCAGTCAGTCTCCTTGCTCTGGGTGCTCTCGGTCTGGATGGCAAAGACAAAGTCATCTGCCGTCTCGATGCCGGTATAGGACGCGCTGGGCGTGATGCCGGACTTGGTAATGGCTTCTGCTACGGTCATAGCAAAACTCCTTTCATTTGGGCTGGTAGTAGGTCAGGCGCAGCTGCATCTGCATCCGGCAGCTGCCCGCGCTGCTGGTGACGATGTAGCCGGTGGAGGTGACGGATACGCCGAGGGGCTGGCGGGGCGCTTCCAGTGCAGGCAGGTGGTGGCAGTCGTTCTGGGCCAGAACCCAGTCGGTGAGCTGCTCAAAAAAGCCGCTGTTCTGGATGGCCAGCACGTCCGCCTCGCCGTACTCCCGCCGGGACAAAAAGAGGTAGTTCTTCGCCATGTCCCGCCCGGAAAAATACTTGGTGATCTCCGGGTCGCCGGGGCTGTCCTCAATGGAAAAGGCGGTGGCGTCCTCATCCAGTCCGGCAATGCGGAACGCGGCCCCGGTGGCTTCCTGCTCCTCCGCGATGAGCGGGCAGGTCTTGAGCCACGCCCGCAGGGCGGCAATGGTGGGTTTCTCGCTCATAAGTGTCCCATCCCTCCCCAGAAGGTCGTGACAGCCCGCGCACCGTAAAGGGCGAGGTGCTCTCCGACGTCTGCCAGGGCACGCTGGCCCCAGTAGGAGCCGCGCAGACCGGTCTCTCCGTGCAGGCAAGTGCCCTGCTCATGCAGGTAATACTGCTTGCGTGCATAGGGCGTGTCATACACCAGCAGACCCTCGTCATACTTGCTGGCGAGGTTCACGCTGTTCTTCAGCATGCCGGTGTCAAAGGGCACATAGCTGTCGATCAGCTTGGCCGCTTCCTGTGCGAGGGCATACTGTGCCTTTTGCAGAGCTTCGGTTTTCTCCGCGCCGAAGTCCGGCCGCCACGACAGCTGCATCTGGATGCCGTCTGTCTGATACCGGAACCCATCCGGCTGGTCAAACTTCGGTTTTGCCGACGGGGCAACGGGCCCGAACGGGATCATTTCGCTCATGGTCTCAGCTCCCTTCCACATGCCAGTGCGGCAGCAGGGGCTCCCGGTTGTCCGAGACTGCCGCCACCGTGCAGCAGGGGTGCGTCTTTTCCAGCCGGGCGTATTCCTCGGCGGTCAGGCTCTGCACCGCACCCTGCACCACCTTCCAGCCCCGCTTGAGCGTCCAGTGCTTTGCCTTTTCGGCAGCGGGCAGGGCTGCCCACTGCACATAGGGCAGGTAGCCCAGGGTGCAAACGCTGGCCGGGATGCGGATTTGGATGGTGCGCTCGGGGTCCTTGCTGGTGCCGGTGCCGGAGGTGTCCAGCTTTTCCCGCCAGCTGCAGGCCGGGAACACCCAGCACTTGGGCGTATCAGTGTCGGCCTTGGGGTCGTGGATGAGGTTCACCACGGTAACAGACGTGTTCATCTCACATGATCCCCCTGTACAGCAGGCCGTGGGGGTCCGCCCCGAGGGCGGCTTCCAGCACATTCCAGGCTTCAAAACGCACGGCGGCGCTCAGGCTTGTGTTGGCCGCAAAGGTCACAGCATAGCCGTCATTGGAGACGCTCTGTGCGCCCGGTGCAGCACCCACAGCCAGCTTTGCAGCCAGCAAATCCACGATCTGGGCGCAGGCATCCGCCAGCATCTGGCGGCAATCCTCACACTCGGCGGCGTGGGCTTCTGCCCGGCCAAAGGTGGCGCTGTCGATCAGGCGGGACGCCCGGCTGCACAGCACCCCGAAGGCCGCTTCCGGCACCGTACCGCCCGCCGCCTGGTATTCGTCATAGGTGCAGTAGAGCATGGGGCCTCCTTATGCTGCCTTCTTCTTGACCAGAATGGTCTGGCCCTTGGTGACCTTGTAGGCGTAGACCTTACGGCCCTGCACGGCAGATGCGCCGATGAAGTCGCCGGAGCCGGAGAGATCCTGCAGGTGGACGGGAACGGCCCACTCGTCGATGACGGCGAACCAGTTGGGATGACCGGCCACATACTCGACGTTCTCGCCCAGGGTGGAATCCTCGAACACGGTGTAGCCTGCGATCTTGCCTACAGCGCCGGTCTGAACGACTGCGTCACCCAGGTCGGAAGCCTTGATGAACTCGGGGCTCTTCAGAAGCAGGCCGTAGGTGTCCGGGGAGACCAGCAGCCAGCGGCCTGCAGTGGGCACGCCGATGGAGGACTGCTGGGTGCGAGCATCCACGATGTTGGCGTAGATGGTCTTTTCGGTCAGGGCGGTGGTATTGCCGAAGGCAGTGCCTGCGGTGGTCAGCTCCACGGAGCCGTCAGAATCCATCTGCAGGCCCAGAGAGTAACCGGCGCTGTCCAGGCGGTCGGCAACCAGATCACCGGGAACGCTCTCTGCATCGAAACCATCGATGATCTCGTTCACTGCCTTGTCGTGGTCGATGTTGACGGTGAGGTAGGTGGTGTCGCCGCTGGTCTGCTTTGCGCCCTTGACCTTGTCGTAGTCGTTCACAACCACCTCAGTGTCACGGACAGGGACCTTGACGGAACCGGCCTTGGGGCTGCCCTCGTAGCGGTTGTTGCAGATCACGCCGACTTTCTTCACCAGCGTCTTGCGCAGCTTGAGGTCGACCAGATTGGAATAGCGGACCTGTGCTTCATGTGCCATAAGAATATCCTTTCTCTCATTCGATGTTGATATCGGGGTTCATCTTCTTGAAGGCAGCGGTCACGGGGTCAACATCCCCGGCGGGCGGGGTGCCATGCTCTTTGCCGCTGGAAACGTGAACGGAACCAGCGCCGCCCTCTGCCGCCTCGCCAAAGGCCCAGGGGTTCGCCTTTGCGGCTTCCTCCAGCGCCTTGGAGATATCGGTGGAACGGTCCTTGGAACCCTTGAGGGCATCCAGATCCAGCAGTGCCCGGACTGCCTTGACGCTGCGGCCCTTGGCTCCCAGAATGGCGGTGTTCAGGGCATTGTCAAAGGCAAAGCCCTCAGCCTGAGCCTGCATATCGCCCTTGAGCTTTGCCAGTTCGGCCTCGTACTCCTCGGGCTTCTTCTTGCCGTCAAAGGCGGCAAGGCCGTCCTGGGCAGTCTTGAGCTGGGTCTGAGCGTTTTCCAGCTGGCTCTTGTACTGCTCGGCGGCAGTCTTTTCCCGGTTGACATCGTTGCCGTTCTCGGCCATGATCCAGTTCAGCTGTTCCTCGGTGATGCCGGGGATCTGTTTCTTCACGTCTTCACGCTTCATGGGATAAACTCCTTTCGTTTGGGACAGACCACAGTTTGTTTACGCTGTTCTCTGTCAGCAATCGGTCTTTGGGCAGGATACGCACTGCCCTCTGCGGTGGCACCGTTTGCAGGGCTTGGACCTGCGGCATCCGGTTTTGGAGACCGGCGCTCTTCCATCTGAGCTAAAACGGTATGAAAAAAGCGCCCCTGCTCAAACGAGCAAAGACGCTTGCGGTATTTGGTTGTATCAGTAGTCCCGGAAGGGGCAGGCCTCACAGATTTTCTTCCAGTCGGGCTTCACCTTGAACCGGGCAGGAATACAGCTGTCAATGACAGCTTGATTTTCCATGCAATCAATGGGGTCTGTCCAATCGTCTACCAGCGGGCACTTGACGCTTGCGGCGGTTCCGGTTTCATCCGGTCTGTATTCTACATTACCCAAGAAGGCCATTCTTTTTCATCTCCTTAACCAAAGCAGTCGTGTTTTCATCATATTGGTCACGGCTAAATGCTGTGCGAATCTCGTTTGTTCCTGTACGGACATACGCTGAACCTTCTGCCCCATAGTATCGCTCAAACTGGCCATTCCAGACGGTGACAGAGATTTTTGCATCCCGGATGTACTGTTTAGCCTGCTTTTCACTGACATTGTGGGAGCGCTCCTGATTTATGTGCGCATCGTCAAATGTAAGGCTGTCAATGTTGATGGCGGTGGGTTTCAGGTGGATCGCAGCGGTTTTGGGCAGCTTTGCGGCGATGCGAAGGTTCTCAATGATTATAGCATCTTTCTGCTGTTTTTCATAGCCTTTCGCCGCCCACGCGGCCTTACTGCTCTCGCTCCTGCCAAACCCGGCCACGCTCGTCCGGGCGCTGTCCACTCTGCCGCCGGTGACGCTGATAAAGTCGGCCAGCTCCTGACGGGCCTGCCGGAGCTTCACCGCGCTGGCGGTGGTGTCGGCCCCGGCGGCATCCTCAGCCAGATACCGGCGCTTGTACTTGCGCACGGTGCGCTCCCGGGCCCGCTGCATCTGGCTGATCTCGTACCGGGTGTACTTGCCGCCGTTGTACTCGATGTCCCGGGCGTTGAGGGCTTCCAAGCTCTCCTGCGTCCATGCAGGCGGTGCACCCAGCTCAGGGAAGATGGCAAAGAAGGTGTGACGGCAGTTCCAGCCGCAAAGCCCGGCCCCGGTGCCGTAGCCGGTGGCGGCCTCGAAGTCCGGGTAATGTCTGCCCATGTAGTCTACAGCGCCGCCCCGGTGGAACTGCCTGCCCTGCCACTCGGCGTGTGAAGGCCTGGCCCCGCCGTGGGCCGTGGTCTCGAAGAACTCCACCCCCATCTCATCGGCCCGGGCCACCTGCAGCTTTGCACCGGTCTGGTTGACCCCGGTGAGCACCGCCCGGCGGGCGGCAACCTCCAGCGTGTCGGTGTGGCCGGTGGGGTAGGTGACGTACTTCATGGTGTCGGCCAGACTGTCCACCGCACTCTTGACGGCGCTCTTGTAGTCGAACGCACCGCTGCTCACCTTGAGATGGGCGCGGTCGAGGGCGGCTTCAAACTGGCCGCTGACGGTGTTGGCCGTGGTGGAAGTCAAGTTGTGGAAGGTTCCCGCCGTCTGCTGATAGCCAGCGTTGAGCAGGGCCTGCAGGGTGGCATTGTCGGCAAAGGGCGTGGGTTCCTTGCCGTAGTGGTAGTAGATCTCGTCCTCGGCCTCCATGGCCCGGGTGGCCGCTTCCTGCATGAGCCGCCTGATTTCGGCTTCGCTCTTGCCGGTGTAGCGGGCCAGCTTCTTTACCACGTCCTGCCGGAGGGCTTCGGTCTGCTCATACCGCCAAAGCTGCCAGTTGGCCGTGGAGGTCATGGTGTCCATTTTGGAGATGCGCCGGGCCACGTCCCGCAGGATATCGTCCTCGACCTGCTGCCAGAGCAGCACCAGCCGGTCGGGTGCGTGGTCGAGATAGTCCGGGGCCAGCATCAGCCGCCCCCGCCGAAGCTCAGCTCCGGCTGCTTGTTTTCGTCAGCAGCTTCCTGTGCCAGCTTGCGGGCATCCTCTTCACTGACCCCGTACCGGGCAGACAGATACTTGTACCGGGGCAAAAGGCCGCTCAGGGCATCGTCCCGCATCTGGCTCATCCGGGTCTCGGCATCGGTGATGTAGCTGTCGTCCCAGTCCACAGAAATGGGGGTGTCTGGGTTCACCGCTGCCCCCTGCAGGTTCTTTGCTGCCCACAGGATGGCCCGCACGATGCCCACCAGCGCCCCCTCAATGGGGATTTGGTTCTTATTGGCGCTGGCCACCAGATCCTGACGGCTGCCGTTGTACTCGGTGGCTGTGGTCACGTTGCCCAGCTCGAAATTGTACCGGTGGCAGCCCAGACCGCACTTGAAGCTGAACAGATTCAGCATATCCTGCACAGCCTTGTGGTTCTGCTCCACCCGCAGGTCAGGGTTGTATTCGTGGTATTCGCTGGACTGGTCGAGGCTCCCTTCCTTTTGGGGCAGGGTGACGAACTGGCTCTGCACATCGTCATCGGGTGGAATAGAATGCTCCACGCCCTCCTGATCCACCACCTTGCGGCAGATGTCCGCAGAGTAGAAGATCTTCTTGTGGCCCAGCCGGATATCCTCCCGGTAGTTGTCAAAGGCAAGGTCGATGCCCTGGGCCTCGGCCAGCGCTTCGGCAAAGACGCTCATGCCCAGCCCTGTGCCACCGTCAAGGTTATTGACTGCTGCCGGGCTGAACAGGGCAAACCAGGGCGGGGAACCCTCCACCGTGATGCTTTCTGCCGTACCCGGCGGGGCCTGCAGCGCTTCAAACACCGGAGCACCCGAAACTCCATCCGTTACCCGGAACCACTCGTTGCGGATGGTGCGCCGGGTCTCATTGCCAGTGTGGGTCTGCAGATAGACCGCAGGCTTGCCCTCCATCACGCACTCGGAGACAAAGGCTGCTTCGGTCACGATGCCCCGTTCCACCCGCAGAGGCAGGATGCAGGAAGCCGGGTCATAGTCCAGCTTCAGGCGGGTATCCGGGCCGGGGACGGCTTTCCCTTTCACGACAGTCAGATTCTCGGCACTCAGTACAAAGGCACCGGTGCCGGACCAGTAGGCCTGTTCCACCAGAGCATTGGCATTGCGCCAGAAGTGCAGCTCCCGGAGCAGGCCGCCCACCTGCTGCTCATCGTCGCCCAGCAGATACCGGGCGGTGGCAGCGTCCTTGATCTGGAAGGTGGTGCGGTCGTTCAGCAGCAGGTTTGCCCAGTCCTCGCAGACCCGTTTCGGCATCCGCAGGGAGGCAATAGGGCGTTTCTTGGTGCCGTTTGCGTATTCAGCGGCACGGGTGTGCACCTTGGGCACGCTGCCCTGCCACCACTGCCGCCAGGTCTCGATGTGGCCGTAGTAGTCGGTATCGATGGCCCACCCGCGCGTCTTGTTCAGGTAGTTCAGAAATGCGGTGATGTTCATGTGTTGGTCAACCTCTTGAAATCGCGCTCGATGGTGTACTCGTAAGCGTCCAATGTGTCGATATCTGTGCTGCCGTCATCCAGCCGCTCGTCCACGCCGGGGTGCTTGCCGCTGTACAGGGCCGTGGCAAGGGCATCCCGGAGGGTGGCCGCCTCCGGCAGCAGCCAGAACCGCCCGCCGCCCATCAGGATGCAGGTCAGGCGGATGCGGTCATTGATGCGGATCTTGGCACTGTTTTCCACCCGGTCGGCCAGCCAGCTCAGTTTGCAGCGCCGGAGCCTTGCCCGGATGTGATTGATCAGCGTCTGCTCTGCGGAATCGCAGAAGATGTACTGGATCTCGCCCCAGCGGGCAAAGACAGCCATGCAGAACTCCAGCAGCCGGTCGGCCAGAAAGTCGGCATCCTGCGCCACAGGGTCGATGCGCTGGGATGCCAGCCCTACCACGCCGGACCAGCCCGGTAGGATGGCCGTTGCCACAAAGGCATGTTTGGAGCCGTTGCCGCCAAAGTCCACCCCGATGCGCACCCGCCACGGGTGCAGCGGCTTGTCCACAGGCCAGAAAAAACGCCCATCTCCGGCGGCAAGGCTGTCGGCCAGCAGGCGGTAGATCACGCCGTTGGCGGCCATCCACTGCCCCAAGATAAAGCGGTTATAGTAGACCGTGCCGGTGTATTCTTTTTTCAGATCGGCTACGAACTGGGCCGGAAGTGTAGGGTTATCGTCGATGGTGTAGGCCTGACAATAGATGTCGGCGTCGCTGTCCAGAAAGCGTTTGAACCAGTGCTGCGGATTTTCCGGGTTGCATGTGCCGTCAAAATGGGAGTGCGAGCAGGACAGACGGCTTTTCAGCATCTGGAACACGCCCTCGTCCCAGGTGGTGATCTCGTCGCCGTAGGCATACTCAAAGGCCGCGCCCTGGATGCGGGCAATGTGCTTTTTGTTGTCGGCACCGAGGACATACACCTTGCGGCCGAACAGCTGCACGATGTTTCCGGACGCCGAGGTGCGCACGATGCCCACCAGATCCGGCCCCCAAAGCGCCCGCATGGGCTCCAGCACGTTGCGCTCCAGCGTGCCCAGGGTGTTGCCCAGCATGACCAGCAGACCCTCGTCCCGCGCGGCAAGGATGCGCTGCGGGATGGTGACGGCACAGTCCAGATAGGTCTTGCCGCTTCGGGTGGCCCCGGTCTTGATGTTCCAGCGGTGGGAGCAGTTGCGGAGAAACGCTTGCTGATACTCAGTCAATGGCACTGTCGATCCCTCCCAGCAGTTTGCGGGCATTTTCCAGTGCGTCTGCACCGGGGTCCTCCTGCGGGGCTTCCTCGCCCAGCATCTTCAGCAGCACCCCGGCGGCGCGGGCATCGCCGCGCTTGGCGGCTTCGGCCATGCCCATGACCACGCTCATCTGGTTATCCACGTCCTCCGGGTCCACCTCATCCCGCAGCAGGGCATTCACCCGGCGGCGGTCGGTCTCCGGCAGGCTGAGGTAGTAGTCCGCCGCTTCCTTCATGCTGCGTTTGCGGCGGCGTGCCTTGCCGGACGCAATGCCGCCCTGCTGGGCGATCTCTCTCTGTTCGCTCTCCGTTCGCTTGTTGAACGGGATAAGATTCTTTTCGTTGGACACGTCACCACCTCTCATGGTTCAGGTAAAACAAAAGCCGCCCCGGAGGACGGCAGAAATATGCAAAGGATGCCCGGCTGGTACATTCAGGCTGTTGGTCGGATAGGTGTTCCCCTGTCGCAGCCGGGCAGCACAAAGCCCGCAGGGGGAAGGGAGTAAGGAACCTTTCCTGCGGGCTTCGGCAGTTTAAATTTTAGCAGGGGTTGACCGTATTATCAAGTCCGGTCTGCTCCGGTTTGCTCCGGACTTTTGATGTCCAGCTGACGGACGGCGGCGCTGTGATGTTGGAACATCTGGCTGCGGGACAACCGGACGTAAACGGCGATCTTGTCCCAGTCCTCCAGCAGGACGTACCGGCGGAACAGGATCATGAAATCCACCTCGTTGTCCAACTGGTTGAACACGTCCATCAGCTCGGCGCGGATGGCGTCGCACACGGCGGATTGTGCTTCGGCAGCCTGCCGGGCTTCCTCGATGCGCTCCACCGCGCGGGGCAGTGCCTGACCGTCCCCGCCGCCGCCCGGCATGGCGGAATAGCGCTGGGTGGTGTGCATGGCTTCGGCCTCCAGCGTGGCCAGCTCGTCCAGCCGCAGCCGCTCGAACCGCTTGGCCGACCGGTACCGCCAGAGCCAGGCCTTTTTCTCTTCGTAGGTCATCAAACTTCCTCCACCCGGACGAACACCCCGCAGGGGTCCGACCAGAACTTCTCCACAATCTCGCTGCACACCTGGGCATCGTCGTCCCAGAAGTGCAGGCGGGTCATCTCGTCCTTGAGGGCCTTTTCCAGGTTGTCGGTGTCGGGTTTGCTGGTGCGCCACTCGCCGCTGCGGCGCTTGCCCTCGGTGGGAAAGCACCACTTGACCAGCAGCCGCACCGGCTGGCCTGCCGGGATGGGCGCTTTGGGCGCATGGGGCGCGAGATACGCATGGAGCTTGGCGCGGGCGGCTTTCAGTTCCGGGCTGTCGTGCAGCACGGCGCAGGGCTTGCCGCCCTTCATGTAAGCGTGCAGCTGCTTTGCGTTGTGGGTGGTGGTGGGCGGCTGCATGGGGATAAAGAATTGCGTGTACATGGGGTTCACCTCGTTTTTCTTTTTTTTCAGTTCGCCAACGTGATGGGGAGGGTCTCCGAATGGATGGGGGCTGTGCACGCCCCATCCTCCGGGATCCCCATCACACACGGACGGATTATGCTATTATATATAGGCATTTTCCGTCCCGGATCCGTAGGAAAATGCGGCATTTTCCGAAATCCGTAAAAAATGCGGATGCGGATTATCCGGGCATTTTACCGTTTTTGTACTTTCTGTAAAGCAAAATATTGCAATCTGTAATCATCCATCCGAACCGGGTTCTTTGCGGCCCACGTCGGTGCCGTCGATCCAGTAACCGCCGTCGGCTTTCAGGCGGCGGCGCACGGTGTCCGGCTTCAGGCCCATATACTCGGCCATGGCGTAGACAGTGACCTTGCCATCCATCGTGCAGGATTCGTAGGCGGTGGACAGCTCCACGGACTTGTTCTTGGCCAGCTTCTCCCGGCTGCCCCAGCGCTTTTCCGCGCCGCGTGCGGCAAAGCCCTTGACGTCTCCGTCCGGCTGCAGATCCTCCAGCAGACCGCTGTCCGGCTTGTGCACCGGGTAGTCAAACCAGAGGTTCACCGGGTCAAAGCGGGCGAACTCGCGGAGCGTGCCCTCGATGCGCCAGGCAGTCATGCCGTCGGCCTGCTTCTGGGCGGCGACGACTTCGGCGTCAATGGCCCGCAGGTCGGCCAGGCCCAGGCACTCCTTGGCCACGGCCAGCATCCGGCTCTTGCTGAGGGTATCGTCCGGGCCGTAGGCGTCCGCATGGCCGCGCTTGTCCAGCATGGCCTTGATGACCCGATAAGCTGCCTTGTTGCGCAGCTGCTCCCGGATGGCGTCGGTGGGCGTCAGCTCGGTCATGTCCAGCATGGCGTCCGGGTCACGGGCGAACACGCCGGAACCGGACGCACGGTCCATGCTGCGCTTGCCGCCCTGGGCACCTTTGCTGTGGTGATGGCAGTAGATCACGGCGCAATCCAGCTCCCGGCAGACAAGGTCAAACTGGTTGCAGAACTTTGCCATCTGGTCGGCGGAGTTCTCATCGCCGGTGATGACCTTATAAATGGGGTCAAGGATCACGGCAGTGTAGCCTTTTTTCTTTGCCCGGCGGATGAGCTTGGGGGCCAGCTTGTCCATGGGCACGGACGCACCGCGCAGGTTCCAGATGTCGATGTTTGCAAGGTTCTCCGGCGCAAGGCCGAGGGCCGCATACACATCCTTGAAGCGGTGCAGGCAGGACGCCCGGTCCAGTTCCAGATTGATGTACAGCACCTTGCCCTGTGCACAGTTGAACTGCCCCAGCCACGGCTTGCCCTCGGCAATGGAGATGCACAGCTCGATGAGGGCAAAGCTCTTGCCGGCCTTGCTGGGGCCTGCCAGCAGCATCTTGTGGCCCTTGCGCAGCACCCCGAAGATGAGCGGGTCGGCCAGCGGCGGCAGGCTGGCCCAGTCGGCGGCGAGGTTCTCGGTGTCCGGTAGGTCGTCGGTCTCGGCTTCCAGCCAGTCCACCCACTCGTCCCAGCAGCTCTTGCCGAAATTGGTCTCCAGAAGCACCTGCCGCTTGTCGCCGCGCAGGATGCCGGGCATCCGGCTCAGGCGGCTGGGGTTGCGGTTCTGCTGGTCGAGGGTCAGGCCGTTTTTCTGGCAGGCAGCGTAGAGGTAATCCACCCGCTTGCGGTACTCGGCATAGTCCGGGGCGTCCACCTTGACGATGGCGTGGACGCTCTTGCCGCCGGAGTACACCAGCGCGGCGCAGGGCAGCTCCAGCTGCTTGATGATGGCCTGCTGCTTGCCCAGCTCCATGTTATCGCACTCCACAAGGGCGTAGCGGTAGGCGGTGACGTTGGCGTCCTTGCGGCCTGTGCCGTCCACGGGGTTGAAGCAGATCCAGGCACCCACCTCCGGGTCCCAGTCGCCCAGCACCTTGCCGAGATCCCCGCCGCAGGTGCCCAGTTCGGCAAGGAGCTGCCCGGCGGTGCGGGTCCAGCTGCCCTTGGCCGGGCGGCGTTTGTCGTCGGCCATGAAACTCTCGGTGACATAGGCCACATACTCGTCCTCTTCAAACAGGGCCTGCAGGTAGCGCCTGAGCTGGTCCACAGGGTCCCACTGTTCCGGTAGGGCGAGATCGTGGGCTTCCACCCAACGGGGGTCTACCAGCTGGCCGTCTGTGTGGTTCGTCCCGGCGGAGATGTCGTCGTTCCAGTCCAGTGCATGGCCGGCAGGGCCTCTCCATCCGCTGGAATAGGCCAGCTGAAAGATACTGCTGGCCGTGACGGGGCTGCCCCCGCCGCCGTGGAAACTGGCCCACTTCTTGGCGCACTCGCCTTTGTGGTAGCGGCCCCCGTCCCGGGCGCTCCACTGTTCCCATGCTTCCACGGGCAGGCCGGCTTCCTTCAGGCCCATGCCCACCAGGATCCATTCGTCGTAGGTCAGGGCGGACGGGCTGAGAAAATCCAGCGCTTCTTTGAGTTCATTCGCATTGTCCATTCACGTTACCATCCAAAATCAAAAGGACTGTCTGCAGCAGGCGGCTCCGCAGCGGGGGTATAGGTGCGGGGGTTCACGCCCTTGGGCACGCCGCGCCAGCCCTGAGCCGCTATGCGATCGATCATGTGGCGGGCGGCCTCAAAGCTCCAGGTGCCCACATGCTGGAACCCGTACTTTTCCAGACAGCGGATCTGTTTGGGCGTGGTCAGGCCCTCGTCCCGGCGCTTGTTCAGGCGGTCCAGCAGCAGGGCGGCCTTGCCGGCGGATTCCACTGCGTCCGGCAGGATGCCCAGCTTTTCCAGCGCGGCGGTCTGCTGCTCGCTGGGCGGACCGGCCTCCCAGCCAAAGGCGGGCACATACCCGGCCAGATCTTCGGCCTGAATGCTCATTTCGTACTGCAGCGGGTCCACCAGTTTTGCCTTTTTACGGCGCTGCTCTTCCAGCTGCTTGGCAAGGGCTTCTTCCCGCTGGGCCACCACGTCCTCGCTGGCCTGGGCGGCGGCCTCCTCGATGTCCTCCGGGCAGCCGGTCTCGGCCAGATGCTCGGTCATCTGGCGGGCCACGGCGCGGTCCTCGCAGACCAGATCCGCCGGGCGGCACAGCTCGTGCCGGTCGGTCATCCACAAAAAGTCGAGCAGCAGCAGGTCGGTCTTGCCGGGGGAGAGCCGGGTGCCGCGCCCCACCATCTGGCTGTACAGGCTGCGCACCTTGGTGGGCCGCAGCACCACCACGCAGTTCACGGACGGGCAGTCCCAGCCCTCGGTCAGCAGCATGGAATTGCACAGCACGTTGTACTTCCCGGCGTCGAAGTCGGCCAGCACCTCCCGGCGGTCCTCGCTCTGGCCGTTGACCTCCGCCGCGCGGAAGCCGTGGGCGTTGAGCAGGTCGCGGAATTTCTGGCTCGTCCGGATGAGGGGCAGGAACACCACCGTCTTGCGGTCTTTGCAGCGCACGGCCATCTCGGCGGCGATCTGTTCGAGGTACGGGTCCAGCGCGGTGCCGAGGTCGGCCACGGCGTAGTCGCCGCCGCTGAGGGTCACGGACGAGATGTCCAGCTGCAGGGGAATGGTCTGGGCCAGGATGCGGCACAGATAGCCCTCTTTGATGGCATCCGTCAGCTTGTACTCATAGGCCAGGCTGTCGAACACCTCGCCCAGGTTCCGCATGTCACCCCGGTCAGGGGTGGCGGTCACACCCAGCACCTTTGCACTCTCGAAGTAGTCCAGGATGCGGCGGTAACCGTCGGTGATGGCGTGGTGGGCCTCGTCGATGATGATGGTGCCGAAGTAATCCCGTGGGAAGCGTTCCAGCCGGGCAGTGCGCTGCAGGGTCTGCACGCTGCCCACCACCACCCGGAACCAGCTGTCCAGGCAGGTGGATTCGGCCTTTTCCACGGCGCTGACAAGGCCGGTGGAGCGCTGCAGTTTGTCGGCTGCCTGTTCCAGCAGCTCGCCCCGGTGGGCCAGGATGAGCACCCGGTCCCCGGCACGCACCTGATCGGCGGCCACCGATGCGAACACGATGGTCTTGCCGGTGCCTGTGGGCAGCACCAGCAAGGTGCGGGTGTGGCCGTTCTCCCACTCGGTGTGGATGGCATCCCGTGCGCCCTGCTGGTAGGGGCGCAGGGCTTGCGTCTTTGCCATTTAAAACGCCCCCTGTGTCCAGCCGTGCGCAGGCGCGGCCGTGGGCTCCGGCGGCGGCAGGAAGCGGGTCACCTCGTTGCTCTGGCCGATCTCGCCTGCGTGGGGGCCGCTCTGCTTGGTGTACTCCCGGACGCCCAGCTTGCAGATGCCCTTGGCACCTACCACCTCGTTCCAGCGAGGGCGGAAGGTTTCGCCCCGCTTGCACTGGCCGATGCTCTCAAAGAACGCGCCCAGCAGACCCTGGGTCTTGGTGTGCAGGTACAGGCGGTGGGTCACGGTGGTGTCGCCCTTGGCCCCGCCATAAATGCGCAGGGTCAGTTTTGCCATGGAGCAGGGCGGCAGCTTGGCCCCGCCCTCATAGCGGGCACGCTCCATGCCGGTGACCTCAAAGGGGTAGTCCCCCTCCGGCAGCAGGACGAACTCCTGCTGTTCGTTGGTAAATTCGTCATCCCAGCCGAATGCACGGCCTTCGTTGTTCATGTCGTTCATAAGTAAGTTCTCCCTTCAAAAAAACTCCTTCAGTCAACACCTGACGGTGCTGCCAGCTCCCTCTGAGAGGGAGCCTTATCAAAACGGCAGGTCACGGCTGTCCAGCACCATCTGCAGCACCTGGGGCCATGCGGCCACCAGGCAACCCTCCACGAAATCGGCGGGGTAGTCCCGGATGGGCATATCCTCGGGGAAATAGCCCCGCTCGCCCACTACATGCTGCAGCTCTTCCGGAGTCACGTTGTTGGCGCTCATGAGCGGAGCCAGTTTTTCCGGCACGCCCAGGGCGACCAGATCCGGCGTGAGCAGGGCGGTCGGCACTTCCTCGTGAGGCGGCTGGGGCTGCGGTACGGGGCTGGGCAGGATGTCGGCCTCGGCGCTCGGCGCGGGAACTCTCTCAGTCACCTGCGGTGCCAGCTCCCTCTGGGAGGGAGCCTTTGGGGCACTGCTTCCGGGGATGCAGGCTGCAATGGATGCGTAATCAAGGGGCACTTCTTCCAGCAGGCCGAAGCGGTTCTTGGCGTCCCAGCAGGGGTGATGCGCTGTGTACATCACCCGGCGGCCGCCGCTGGCCTTGTTTTTGGCGTTGGGACTGCTGCCCGCCTTTTCCACCACGGTCTTGTAGTTGGCGAACAACAGCATGTCGCACCACTCCCGCAGCAGCGGGGCCACCTGCTTGGAGGTCTTCATGCTCCAGCGGTCGTAGTTGCCCACGGCGTCCGGCTGCTCGAACTTGGTGATGGCCGCATGGGCCAGCACCACCACATTGTGCCCGGCGTTGAGCACCTCTTCCAGGGCGTCCAGCAGCTTGGCAAACTCCTCCTTGATGTAGGTGTAGCCCTTGCCGTAGCCAAAATCCTCGATGCCGTTCACCTTGGCGCGGGCGCACACGGCCTGAATGCACAGGCGCTCTGCCCAGTCGGCGGTGTCGAGCACCAGCGTGCCGCAGGGTACACTGCCCTTGCGCACCTCGGCCACCTCGTCCAGCAGCATCGCCCAGCTGGTGGGCTGGGGCAGGCGGGCCACATTCAGCCGCTTTGTGCCGCCCTCGGTGTCGATGAACACCGGGTCCGGAAAATGGGAGGCAAAGGTGGATTTGCCAATGCCCTCCGGCCCGTAGAGCACGGTTTTGACCGGCGCGGTCTGCACGCCGGTGGTCACGGAATACTTGCTCATTTAAAACGCTCCTTTCGTCCAGCTCTTGTTCGGCTGGGGCTTTTCGGCGGGCGGCTCGGTGCCCTTGACCATGCCGTCCTCGATGATGATCTGGCATTCGCTGCCGGTAGACACGCGGGTTGCAATGGCCTGCAGGCCCTCGGCTTCCAGCCAGGCTGCAAACTCGGTCAGGGTGGTCAGGTCCATCTGCTCCAGCTTGTCCAGCAGCACAAAACCGCAGTCCGGGTTCAGCCGCCGCACAATGGCCGTGGCCACCCGCAGCTGGTCGCTGCCGGACATGTCCCGCCAGCGCTTGCCGTTGTAAGTGAGGACGCCGTCCTCCACGCTGAGGCCCGGCAAGGGCAGGTCGGCCCCGTTCAGCAGGGCCATGCGCTCGGCGCGCTTGTCCTCGATCTGGCCGGTCAGCTTGTCGTAGTCGCTGGCATACTGGGCAGCCTCGTCCTCGGCGCGGGCCTTTTCCAGATTGGCGCGCACCTTCTGGTTGGTCTCCTCGATGCTCCGGATGGAGGCTTCCAGTTCGGCGGTGGATTCGTCCTGAAGCTGGGCAACGGTCTTTTCGGCATTTTTCCGCTGGTTGAACAGTTTGGTGTGCTTGGCATCGAGTTCCTGATACTGTTGTTCCAGCTCGGCAATGCGTTCACGGGTGCGTTTCAGTTCGGCCACGCACTGCTGCTCCTGACTCTCAAGCTCTGCGTACTGTGTCCGCAGCCGCTGATTCTCGCCGTTCCGGGCAAGGATCTCCTGTTGCTGGCGGATGAGGTCGGAAGCGCTGACCGGCTCGTCCGGGGCTTCCGGGTAGGAGATCAACTCATCGGCAAAGTACTTTTTCTGTTGGGCCAGCTGGCCGGTGAAGGTTCGCTTGTCGTACAGGGACTTGATCTCCATGTCCTTGATGTGCAGTTCCGTGCCCACGCCGATGATGCGCAGCAGGATGTCGGCCTTTTCCTTGTCGCTGGCGTCCATGAAGCGGGGCAGGTCGAGGGCCAGCGGCTCCACAAAGGCGTTGAGCAGCTGCTGGCCGCTGCGGCGGCCCGTGGGGTCGGTGACGGTCAGGCTGGCATTTTTGCCCTTGCGCTCCACCACCACGCCGTTGGACAGTGTGACCTTGAGGTGAGCAGGAGCGATAGCACCGTCCCGCTGTGCGGCGTCCGGACGGAAACGGTCCCCGCCCAGGGCCCACGCCAGGGCGTCCAGCACGCTGGTCTTGCCCTGATTGTTGTTGCCGCCCACGAGGGTGAGCCCGGTGGGCGACGGGGTGAGCGCAACGGCCTTGATGCGCTTGACGTTCTCGGCTTCCAGCGCCGTGATCTTTACAGACATTGTGATACCTCCCCTTGAATTTGTCCCAGTGTACGGATGAGCTGATTGGCGACGGCTTCCCGCTGCTCCTGCGGCAGCTTGCGGAGGGACGGAATCACCATTTTGCCGATGTTCTGGAAAGAACGGTCGGCCAAAAGTACGTTGTCATAGGAGCTGTGGGCATCCTGTTCGCTGCCGGAAGCGGTCTGTTCCAGCTGTGCCCGCAGGTCGGCGGTCATCTCGGCGGCCATTTCCCTGGCCTGACGCTCCACCTCTTCCTTGTCCACCACCGCAGTGATGGGCTGCTTCTTGAGTGCATCATTCTCGGCCTTGAGCTTGTCGCCCCGGAGCTTGGCCGCTTCGGCCATCTGCCGGGACCCCTCCAGCTGCTTCTCGGCCTCCTGCGCCCGGGTTTCGGCCTTGCTCTGCAGCTTCCAGGCTTCTTCCTCTCGGGCCTCGGCTTTGTCTGCACGGTCTTTTTCCTGCGAGACCTTCAGGCCCAGCCGGTTGCAGTCTTTGGCGGTGCTCAGCTGGTCGGCGCGGGCCTTGTCCCGCTCGGTGCGGAGCTGCTGGTTTTCCTTGAGCAGATCCTGATAGGCTTTGTTCGTGGTGACCTCACCGTTCTTGACCTTCTCCACTAGCTCCTGCGGGGCGCTGGGCTTTGCCACGGCGTACAGCAGGGTGGGCGGCAGGGCTTCCAGAATGGCCCGCTGGCGGGGGCTGCTGCCGTCCATCAGGGCAGAGACCTGCAGCAGCCGGTAGGCGCTGTCTTTGGTGATGCCAATGTGCAGGCACCATGCACGGAAACTGTCCTCTCCACGGTTGCCGTGCTTCGAGTTGTCGCATTGTGCGACAACTCCGCACAGCTCATCGTGTGCCAGTGCAATGTTGTCACCCATGTAAACAAGACCCTTTTCGGCCAGTTTCTTGCCGTGAAGATATCCGTTTTCTGCAAGATGCAGGGTCGCCACGGTCTGCTCAGGCAGGCCGGAATAATCAAACCCCGGGCACTTGTCTTCCCGAATGAAAGTCAGGGGCTTGTCCTGCATGGCACCAGCTGTCGATACAGAAGAACCGTCCGCCGATGCGGCAGGGGCCGATTCGCAGTTCTGCAGGGATGTCGCGGGGGTCGATGCGCTTGCATCCGCCCCGCTCTCCGAGATGGTCGGCGTTGCCGCTGTGGCAGTCGGGACAGCATTCTCTGCCGTAGTCACAGCAGCATCCGCATTCTGGGCAGGTGCGCATGTGGCGGCCTCCTTTGCCTTTTTGATATCAGTCAGAACCTTTTCCATTTCCTGCTGCGGGGTCATGTCCTTGCGGCTGCCGTCCGGGTTGAAGAAATGTTCAAACAATGCCGCTTTAGCAGCAATGCCCTTTTTGTTTTGAGCACAGTACAGCGCGTATTGGTAGCGACCATTGTGGCAGTATTCTGTGGCGCGAATTTTGTCTCGAGAAAAGTGCCCGGTCAGCTCGCCCAGTGTGAAAGTCTCCTTGACCCATGCACTGATCTGCTCCAGAAAGCCGAAGTCCAGGCTGACCACAGAGCAGGTGCATTTGTCCTTGGTGGAACCGATGAACTGGGAAGCATAGGAGAGCGTTTTGCTCATGCGGCATTCATAACCCTTGGTCTTTTGCTCTAAGTTCTTGGCCTCCTCGTTCCACTCGTAGTTACCCCACGACAGGACGTAAGGGCAGCCATAGCATTCATGGCCCGGGCCGTACCCTTCCAAGCGGTTGCCGGTGTTGTCGGCATTGGTGGACTTTTTCACCCGCCGCCCACACTTGCAGATGTAGGTGTTCATACCCGCACCTCCGTGTCCTTCAGACGGTCCAGCAGCTCGGCGAGCAGGGCACCGGACAGCGGCTTGATGTCGCCGCCACGCCAGCCATAGCAGAAGATGGTGCCGCACAGGGGTTGGCCGCGCACCACACGGTTGACCGGCTGGCCCGCCGTGCGGAAGAACAGCACCGCCGGGGTGCGCGGGAAGATGTAATGCTCCACCGTGCCGCCAAGCCGGGCCTCCATAGCGGAGAGGGTGTCCGGCAGATTTGCCAGTTCCGGGGCGCGGCCCGGTTCGATCAGAATACCTTTCATGCTTGTAAAAACCTCCAAAGTGTGTTATTCTTCGGGGTGATGGGGAGTAGAGAATCCATCACCCTTGGGCTCGTCCGTGCTGCGAACACGGGCGGGCCTTTTTGTTTTGCGTGGCAGGCTGTCCACCTCGCTGCGCGGGATGAGCTCCCGCTGGCAAATGTACTTGACGTGCTGCCTGCCGTCCTTGAACCAGTGGCAGACGGAAGCGGCAAAAGAATTTGCGCTGGCGTAGCCCAGCCGCCGGGCGCACATGGCAGCCGTGCCGCTGGCAATCAGGTCACCGCTCTTGGCGTCCCAGACCGTATACCAAAAGGCATTGTTGACAAGGTCAGGCATGGGGGTTACCCCACCTTCCGCTTGCCCTTGACGGTGTTCTGGGGCTCCTTGTGGACCTTCTTGCCGGCTTTCTCCTCGGCGTCCTGCACGGCAAAGCTGATGCGCATCAGGGCAAGGGCCGCCAGAATGAGCACCATGGCGGTGGTGAACTCGCCGTCGGTGATCGTGCCGCCCAGCTGGGCCCCGCCCTCAATGCCCATGGCGTACAGCAGGCCTGCGCCCAGACTGGCGGCTGCCAGCACCTGCAAAACGGTGGATTTGATTTTCATGCAGTTTCTCCTTTCTCGACGGCGGGGAAGAAATACTCCCCGATCTGCTCCTGCGGGATGTGCAGCGCGCGGCAGATGCCGTCGATCTCTTCCCAGTTCCATGTGCCGCAGCTCTCCGGCGCGGCAAAGCGCTTGCGCAGCGTGCGGGGCACGATGCCCGCCTTTGCGGCCAGCTCATCCGTGGTGATGTCCTGATCTTCGGCCAGCCGCCGGAGTTTCAGAAACTGTTTCTTTGCCATGGGTCAGACCTCCTTTTCCTGACGGCCTTCAATGATGGCGGAGAGTGCAGCGTTGAATTCGCGCTCTGCCTTCTTGGGCTCGTAGTGGCCGTTCAGCACCTGGGAAATGTATTTTGGGTTCTTTCCCAGCTGTGCGGCCAGCTCTTTGCCGGTGACACCGGCGTTGTGCATTTTTCCAACAAGCTCACCTGTCCATTGTGCAGGCATACAATTCTAACCTCCTTCAACTTAAAAACTTGACTTTGGTTAGAATTTGCGGTAAGATGATGGTGCTAACAATTATCCAGCGCAAATTCTAGCCTGAGCCATTCAGTTGATTCCGGGCTTGTTTGCTAACCAGATTCAACTGTGACACTATGATATCTGAATTTGGTTAGAAAGTCAATGAATTTTTCTGAATTTGGTTAGATTTGGCGCTCTGCACAAAAAGGGGCGTTGAAAATTGTGTTTTATGACGTATACAGTGAACTGTGCCAGGAAAAGGGCGTGAGCTGCAGTCGTGCCGCAAAAGAAATTGGTCTGAGTAACTCGACCGTCACGAAATGGAAGAATACCGGGGCTGTTCCTTCTGGCGATACCCTCGCGAAGGTTGCGGCCTACTTCGGAGTGTCGGTGAATGACCTGATTGGCGAACAAAAAAGCCCCGCCGGGCGTACCGGTGGGGTTTCGGAGGATGATATTAAGTTTGCTCTCTTTGGCGGTGGCCCTGTGACAGATGCCCAGTATGAAGAGGTCAAGCAGTTCGTCCGGTTCATAAAGGAGCGGGATGCAAATGGGAACAAGGGCTGACTTTTATAAAGTTGCGGCCGAAAATCATGTGGAAGTCTTGCGCTATCCAATGCCGATCATTGGCAGTATGTCAACGGAGGTCAATGGGGCGTGTTATATTGGGCTGGACAACTCCAAGCCCTGCACTTATGCAGAAGAGCAGGCACGCATCGGGCATGAGCTCGGCCATTGCCTGTATGGCGGATTTTATTCCATGGCCACTCCGTTTGATATTGTGGAGCGGCATGAGGTGCGGGCGGATCACTGGTATATCCGGCACGCAATCCCAAAGCAGGTCTTGTTCGACCTGTTGAAGCAGGGGCGTGATGCCGATGAAATTGCGGAGATCCTGGACACGACGGAGGAATATGTCCGGCGTGCTTACTACTATTACAAGGAAAATGAAAACTTAACCGAGGAGGAATTGTATGGGTAAAAAACTTTCTCCCTATGGCCGCAAAGAATGGCACCGAAAGCACAGTACCAGCAAAGAAAATGCAGTGGCTAATCTGACAGGGTGGAGGAAGAAATCGTCATGATCAAGATGATTCATACCGTTGCTATCGTGTGCTCGCTGGCTTTGTGCCTTACGGGCTGTAGCAGCATTGCACAAACGCTCCCGGCATCCTCAACTCCTGAGGTCTCTGTGGAACAGGAAAAGATTTATTTCAAATCGGATAAAGGCCTGAACCGTTTCTTTGAGGAGTATTCTGCAATTGCAGAATATCCATTTGAGCCGGAGGACATCCGACAGGGCAATGTTCGTAAAAAAGCACTGATTTCCACGGGTGATATCTTTATAGAGCTGGTCAACAGTGCAAATGGGCTGACCATTCTTCTGGACGACGGACCGAATGAATCCGATGCTCTTTACCCGGTCTTTCACGATTTTTTGAAAGTGATCGACGATTCTCTTTCAGACGAACAAATTGCACAGGCATGGGCCGATATCAAGGACATTGGAACGAAATATTATTCTGAGGGCGCTTATCCCCTGAACGACATAAAACTGACCTACAGCGATGTGGAGCTTCATGGTTCACGGCAGGTGAAAGTCAATATTTATGCACCAGAATATCAAGGATAATACCAGAAGGAGCGTGTCACTATGGGATTTCGTTATCGAAAAAGTGTAAAGCTCGGTGGTCTGAGAATCAATTTCAGCAAGTCCGGCGTTGGCTACAGCTACGGCATCAAAGGATTGCGCCACACAAAAACCGCTACCGGTAGGGAGTGCATCACTGCATCCATTCCGGGCACCGGGATTTCTTATGTGACAGAAAGCGGGAAAAAGACCCAACGCAAAAAGCGCACCGTACAGCCGGTTCAACAACAACCTGCTAAAAACTATAAGATCCCCCTAGCCTTGAAAATACTGGCTGTGCTTTGTGGCATTGGGTTTGCCGCCTACTACTATTTCGGGCAGGGCCGGGAGATTTCGCTTGCCATTGGCTCAGGGGCTGTAATGGGCGGATTAAGTTACCTGGGCATCTGCATTTTGTACGGAGCTGTTGCAGGCGCTTTGGAATCCGTCCTGCACAAAGATATTTTGTCCGAGAAAGACGAACAGCGTAAGGACCTGTAACCTGAACAAACAAAAACGCCCCACCGGCGGCAACCGGCAGGGCGTCAAAGAGTGGCTTGCTCACGAGGAACAATCCAGCCTAAGCAACTGTTATTGTACCACCTCCGGGCAGGCTTGTCAAAGTGTACCCATGGAGGTGTATTTTTATGGGATTGCGAACCAATACGGCGGTGTGGCTGCCGAACCAGAACCGCTGGCAGATCAAGGTGCAGAAGGACGGCGTGCGCCGCACCTTTACCAGCACAAAAGCCGGCCGCACCGGCCAGCGGGAAGCGAACCGCAAGGCGGACGCCTGGCTGGATGAGGGCATCAGCAGCACCACAAAACGCTGCGCAGACGTGTGGGCCGAGTACATGATTTCGGTCAAAGCCACGGGTGGCACCAGCAACATCGAGCAGGTGGAGAAGTTCGGGCGCAACTACATCCTGCCGGTGATCGGTGCGCGGCGCATCGGCGACCTGACCACCGGCATGCTGCAGGACGTGCTGAACCGCTCCTATAAGGAAGGCTGTCTGAATCCGGACAGCAAGCGCAAGAGCCGGGGCAACCTGTCCCGCAAAACGCTGCAGGGCATCCGTGGCGTGGAGGTGGCCTTTGTCAAGTGGGCGCGCCAGCATAAATACACCTCCCTGCGCCCGGAGGACGAGGATCTGACCGTGCCGAAGGGTGCCCGCCTGAAGGGCCGGAAAATCCTGCAGCCGGACAGTCTGCGGGTGCTCTTATCCACAGACACCCGTGTGGTGCGTGGAAAAGTGGAGCAGGACGAGAACGTGCACGCCTACCGCATCGCGGTCATGACCGGCTTGCGCCCTGGTGAGCTGCTGGGCCTGCGTGTGGGCGATCTGGATGGTGACCGGGTGCACATCGGGCGGGCCATCAACCGCCAGAACGAAGAGACCAGCGGCAAGAACGAGAACGCCATCCGCACCGTGGTGCTGCACCCTCTGGCTGTGGCCGAGATCCGCGCCCAGCTGCAGCAGCGCACGCAGGAAGAGGAGCGCCCCTT